TGCGGTACCTTCTGATCTTAAGCTCGCAGTGCTGGACTTAATTACTTATTACCTAAAGGACGAGCATAAGCAAAGGCAAACTATAGCAGGTGCTAGCATACAAAACCAAGCAAGCACTAGCCAAGCAAATAATGTAAGCTTCCCAGACCACATTAAGAGAGTCTTAGACTTGTATAAAAATTTCTAATGTCTGACGCACAGGTAAAAAAAGATTTACAAGAAATGATAGACGTTTTTGCTGATGCATGGGCACGTGGCCCTATGAGCGAGTTCAGACACAAAGTTAGTTTAACAGTCGAGGATCAAGCAGCATCTATGGCAAGAGGGTATAAGGATGCCATGTCTACTAGAAAGAAAGGACAGTACCCCACAATCTCTGCAGACGACTTTCTAAAGGAAGCAAAAAAACACATTCCTAAAATGTATAACAAGTGGCACACGGGCAGTGATCCTGACATCACTGTTATTAAAGCCCAGAGCGATAAAAACAAGTATATTGTTGTTTCATTAAAAAGCGAAGCAAACTCTGATTTTTTTGTATATGCCAAGCAATTAGGCATAGACTACGTAAATGATAGGTTAAGGAAATCTAAGAGAGCAGGATTAGGGGACGCTGATAAAGAATACAAACGAAGAGAGGCAACAGGTGAACTTACTACCAAACAAGAAGGCAACGTAGGTTATTTAGCTAGAGCGTCCGAGGTTGGTAAATTTAAATCTGGTTGGAATAAAGCGCATCGCGAAGATTCAACAGTAGGTACAGTCCGACTATTAGCAATCACGGACTATCTTAGTAAAACCAAGTATAGCGGATTTGTAGATTCCGGTCAGTTTAAAACATTAAGAAATCGTTACCCAGGCTTAAAGGCAAAATTTACAACAACAGGAATGCGAAAGAGTAAGGGTAAAGCTGCAGGAAAAATAGCAATACGTGAAGGCATGACTGTAAATATGGACTTTGTACCTACTAGTAAAAATTTCTCGGGGTCCGAGATAAGAGATTTCGGTACGGTTACAAAAAAAGGCTCTATAGCATATTACCTTTACCATGCTCTGCTTAGGTGGGTAAAGACGCAGGATTGGAAAGGTAAGAAAGGAAGCGATACAGTAGAACAAGCTTCTAGAAAACTAGCTAGAACTGCCGTCCTGACGACCTTAACAAAAAATGGAAAGCGTAGAAATACAGGCGCAAAAATACAAGAAGTAAAAAGACCTAAAAAGAATAAAAGTAAGAGTGTAGGCAAAGCACAAAAGAGTTCTGTGCGCTCTGTTGCTCCAGCAGTAAAAACAGTTTCTGCTACTAGAAGAGGAACCAGCGCAGGCAATCAACAAGGCGCTAGTTTATATACTGTAATGGCAATGATTAGTGAGAAGCTTCCTCAAACAGTAAGAAAGAATATGGGCGCACCAAGATTAGAAAATCAAACAGGCACATTTGCGAATAGCGTAAAAATGACAGACGTAATACAAACGCCACAAGGATACCCTAGTTTTGGTTATACATACGCAAAAGAACCTTATCAGGTGTATGAAACAGGATCTTCCGGAAACTGGTCAAGTTCCGAGCGAGATCCAAGAAAACTTATTGACGCATCAATAAGAGAAATCGCAGCGGGATTTGCGTTAGGAAGATTTTATACTAGGAGAGAGTGATGGCAAGTAACGCACGAAATTACACAACTCGTCGTTCTGCTATTACCAAGGCACTTGCTGATAAAATTGCATTAATTGATGGAAGAGGGATATATCATACAGCAGTTGCCCAGACTAGTCCAAGACTAAAGTTTTGGGATGAGATAGAAGAGTTTCCTGCAGTACATTTAAATGCGGGAAGTGAGTCAAGGCAATATCAAACAGGCGGGTTTAAAGATAGATTTTTAAATGTCACTGTTAGATGCTATGTTAATGAAGAGGACGCAGTTACTGCCCTCGATGAACTATTAGAAGATGTAGAGACGGTTATTGAAAGTAATAGCAAGTTAACATATCATGATAGATTAGGGTTAGAAAAATATACCCAACAAATCACAATCCTCAGTATTGATACTGATGAAGGTGTGTTAGAACCGCTCGGAGTAGGAGAAATACTTATAGAGGTTCGTTATTAGAAAATTCTGGCACGAATAAACATTCACGACCAGTCTTTTCAAGTTTCATAGGAGAAAACTATGGCAGATCAATTATACTTCAGCCGTGATACGCGCTTGTTTGTGCAAATGCGTAACCAAGATGCTGAAGATGATGGAACCGCAGGGGCGGGAACGTTCTGGGAACTACCTATATTAGATGGGTATAGTTTCTCACAAACTACAAATACCTCTGAAATTCTGCTGTCGGAAATGGAAAGTACGAAAGGCATATCACGTCGTGGACGTCGTATGTTTACCGACTCTCTTGCTCCTGCAGAGTGGTCATTTAGCACTTATATCCGACCTTTTAAATCAATCGGGCAGAACGCACTTAATACTGCTGGTAATGGTGTTAAGGGAGCAGAAAGTGGATCGGGTGTTGATGTTCATGCAGTGGAAGAAGTTCTATGGGCAGCAATGGGAGGCGCTGATGTGTATAATAATGCGTCTGGTGTTGCTACAGTTGATAGTGAAGTCGGCGCAACTGATACTGATAGAGCACAAGGAACATATACAATTACTGAAGACGACTATACTATGGATGACGGTACAGGACGAGGCGCATCATTTACAATATCAGTAAATGGAAGTGGAGTAGCAAGTGTTGCTTCCGTTGACTCTCCTGGAGATGGATATGCAGTTAATGATACCTTTTCAATCCCAAGTGATAAAATAGGTGCAGCAGCAGGTGATACTGCATATAAGTTTGATGTAGCTACTCTTACTTCAGGCAACCATGATTTCCGAAGAGCAGTTGCAAAAGTTAGTGGTCCTGTTATTACTCCGTCAGCTACGAAAAGTAGTATAGTAATGACAGAGTCTAACCGTGCAGCCTTACATCCGTTACATTTCTATTTTGTAATTGATACGGATGCAAATGACCCAATTGTTTATAAGCTATCAGAAGCTGTTATAAATGAAGTTACTATTGATTTTGATGTAGAAGGTATTGCTACTCTGAACTGGTCAGGAATGGCGAAAGAGATTGAAGACCGTTCCCAGAATATCAGAGTACAAGCTGCAGCGCCTGCAAGTGGAAATATGACTTCTAATGTTAAGACTACTCTTAACGGAAGTAATACTGCAACAAACCTTGCCGCTGGAGACCTTGTATTTCAGACAGGTAATGCTTCAGGTACTGCTGTTTGGCTAGTTAATTCCACTCCGGCAGGAAGTGGAACACACGCAACTCAAGCAATTGATGAGGCAATAACTAGTACGAATACCTTTATTCGTAACCGTTTAACGTCTATTGACATTACTGCTGATAATAAGACTATATTCCCAGGTGGAGTTAATGCGGATAGCGATGGTAAGTATAACCTTGCGTTAACAGGTGGAAGTTTTACAATTTCTAATAATATTACGTACTTAGTACCTGATGAATTAGGATTTGTTAACAAGCCGCTTGAGCACGTAACGGGTGCACGAAATGTTACTGGTGCAGCAACTTGCTACTTAACATTAAGTGATACAGATCAAACTTCAGGAACTTCTAGACAGTTCTTTAATGATTTGGTCTCTACCTCAGCTATGGCACAGGTTGTTAATAAGTTTGCTGTTACTCTTAAGATTGGTGGTTCTGCGCAAGCAGGAACTCCTGCTTTGGTAGTGCAGATGGATAATGTTCACTTTGAAGTTCCTTCACACTCTGTTGAAGATGTAATTTCACTAGAAAGTAACTTCCACGCACTTCCTACAGATTTTGGAACTGCAAACGAAATCACAAGTATTGAGTATTACGCTCCAAGCGAGTACTCTTAATATCCAAGGGGCTTCGGCCCCTTTTTCTTCTCACACCCAAAAAATAATTCTTGACATTTAGTGTCTTTTGAATTATACTATCTCTATAAATTTTAATAAGGACTTAAACCATGCCCGAGACCAAAGTAGAAAAGAAAGAACCCGTATCACTGTC